TGTATCAACGCCAACTACTGTGGCATCGAATACGAACCAAGATGTAATTCAAATCTTGGCGTTGATGAACGCTGCCGGCTATGAGTTCTTGCGAAAGCATGACTGGCGAGAATTAACCAAACAGCACACATTTACCACCGTTTTTAGCGTAACGACTGGCGATGTGGTTGAAGATACATACACAATTACCGGCATCCCATCGACAGCTGGGCTTGATACAACGTATCAGGTTGTGGGTAACGGTATCTCAAATGCTGCTTATATTGAATCGGTTGACTCGGCTACGCAAGTAACCATCAATTTACCCGCCACAGGGACGTATTTAGGCACTTCAATCACTTTTGAAAAGGTCAAGTACGATCTACCCTCAGATTATGAATCGACCGTTCCTAGAACCCATTGGGACAAATCAAAACATTGGGAAATGCTAGGGCCTGAAAGCCCACAGCAATGGGAATGGTTGCTTTCAGGGTTTATCGCTACAGGACCACGAATTCGCTGGCGTTTGTTAGGTAAATACTTTCAGATTTGGCCTGGCGTTTCAACAAATGAGTTGTTAGGCTACGAGTATCGGTCAAAAGGTTGGGCATTATCGTCAACTGATGTTGTAAAGAATTCATTTACTGCCGACACAGATACTTGCATTTACCCAGATCGACTGATGGTATTGGCTACTAAGCTCAAGTATTTTGAGGCTAAAGGCTTTGATACTACGGCGATGTATCGCAACTATATCGAAGAATTTGAGATTGTTCGGGCGCAGGATACCTCGGCAGCTAACTTGTCGTTTGCACCACGCCCAGGCACAGTCTTGATCGGCTACGACAACATTCCTGATACTGGCTACGGGACAAACTAATGGCGAGCCGACTTGTTCAAGGTACGGCGGCACGGGTTCAGTCATTGCCAGCGCCTATCGGTGGTTGGAACGTGCGAGATTCCATTGCAAACATGGATACGCTCGATGCCGTTCAATTAACCAATTTGTTTCCCACGGTCAATAATGTAGTGTTGCGTGGTGGATACACAAAATACTCCACCGGCATCCCTACACAAGTTCAGACGTTGATGGGTTATTCAAGCGGCGCAACTGATGAATTGTTTGCAATTGCAGGAACGTCAATTTATGACTGTACTGCCGGCGGTGCGGTTGGCGCAGCGGTCAAGACGGGGTTAACTAATGCAAGATGGGAATACACCAACGTTACAACGCCTGCCGGCGGTTACTTGTATTTGGTCAATGGCGTAGATGCGCCGTTACTGTATGACGGGTCAGTATGGACAAATCCAACAATTACTGGAGTTGGGGCAAGCAGTTTAAGCAACATTGCTATATTTAAAAACCAAGTGTGGTTTACGCAAAACAATTCGCTCAAAGCATATTATTTGCCAACTTTAAGCATTGCAGGCGCAGCTAACGCAATTGACATGAGTTCGGTTGCCCAACTTGGTGGATTCTTGGTTGCCGTTGGAACGTGGACGATTGATGCAGGCTACGGCGTAGACGATAACTTAGTGTTTATAACGTCCAATGGCGAGGTTATTGTTTGGGCGGGTACTGATCCCTCAGATGCTACGAAATGGGCGCTAGTGGGCGTTTGGAGGGTTGGCAAGCCCGTTGGTAAGCGATGCCTACTAAAGTACGGCGGCGATATGTTGATGCTGACTTATAACGGTCTATATCCACTTGCTGCAAGCCTGCAATCATCCAGACTTGATCCCCGTGTTGCGCTGTCGGACAAGATACAAGGTGCATTTACCGCAGCAACGCAACAATATGGCGGTAATTTTGGGTGGGATATTATTTTTGACCCGCAACACAATGCGTTGACCGTTAATGTGCCAGTTGCTGAAGGTCAACAGCAGCAATATGTGATGAATAACATCACAAAAGCCTGGTGCAACTTTACGGGCCAAGCTGCTAATTGTTGGGCAATCTTTGACAACGAGCCGTACTGGGGTGGCAATGGATTTGTTGCCCATGCGTGGGATGACAATTACGCTGATGATGTAAGCGACATAAACGGCTATGCGTTACAAGCGTTTAATTACTTTGATGCCCGTGGGTACAAAAAGTATTTCACTAGAGCTAGACCGTCGATATTTACTAACGGCACACCGTCAATATTCATTGGTTTAAACATGGATTTTGACTTGGCAGACACGACTGCGGCGTTAAGTTTTAGCCCACAAGTATCTGCTAAATGGGACGTTGCGTTGTGGGATGTTGGCTATTGGGCTACGGACACAGTAATCACAAACAATTGGCAAGGCGTAACTGGCATTGGTTATTGCGCCGCAACACAGTTTAAATCTGCCTCTCAAGGAACGACAATTCTATGGGCATCGACGGACATTGTTTACCAACAAGGTTGGGGTGGCATATAACCCAAGGCGCTGATATAGGCCATTGGGTTGCAGAGCGAGTGCAGGGTAAGTATTTTGCAGATGGTTCGCAAGCAATTGGGTTAGAGCGTGACGGTCAGATTATTGCAGGCGTGATTTACGAGAATTGGAACAAAGCCTCGATTGTGTGCCATATAGCAATTGAAGGACGAATTACAAAAGGGTATTTAAAAGCGATATTTAGTTACCCTTTTGAGTTTTGTAAGGTAAAAAAGATTATTGTGCCGGTGAGCAGTACCCATGCAAAAAGCCTAAAATTAGTTACTAAGATGGGTTTTGTTGAAGAAGCAAGGGTTAAAGATGCAGCACCGGATGGCGATATTATATTTTTGACATTGGCACGGGAAAAGTGCCGATTTCTAGGGGTAGAAAATGGGTAAGTCAAGCGCAGCACCACCAGCACCAGATTATATTGGCGCAGCCAAGCAGCAAGGTATTGATAACCTAACAGCGGCTAGGCAGTCAAACATAATGTCAAACCCAAATATGTATACACCATTTGGGAATCAAACTGTCACTTATTCAAACCCAACATTTGACCAATCGTCATATGAAACAGCGTTGGCTAAATACAACGCAGACAAAATCGACCCAAATTCTTATTATCGGACTGGGGAAGGCGGTCAAACAAGTTTCGATCAAGCTGGGTTTGATTTAGCCAATGCAAAACGAGGCGCTGCGCCAACCCGTGAAGGGTTTATGACTGGCGGTGGTCAACCGACTGTTACCCAAACGTTAACCCCACAAGCGCAACAAACACTAGATGCACAGCAACGTGTGCAAACTTCATTAGCCAACCTTGGTGAAAGAGGCATTTCAAATGCTTACGCTACGCTGTCGCAGCCTTTTACACCAACATCAACTGAGATTAAAAAAGATTTTACTGGGTATCAAGCAGCGCCATTAGCCGATCAATATGGTTTAGCGCAAGCAAAAACAGCTGCCGATACATACGGTTTAGCGCAACGACAAATTGATACAAGTGGTTTAACTGTCATGCCTACTAATGCAGGCATAAACGCTCAACAAGCTATTTTGGCAAGACTTGACCCCACTATTCAAGCTGGTGATGTATCTTTTAAACAAGCATTAGCAAACCAAGGTTTAGCGCCAGGCACAGCTGCGTATGATGCTGCGTTTAGAAATCGTGAGATGAGCAAAAACGACTTGTATAACCAAGCGGCTCTGCAAGGCATTAACCTTGATATGGCGGCTCGTCAACAAGGATTAAATGAGCAATTGTCGCAGGCTGGCTTGTATAACACGGCAATTGGTCAAAACTTTGGTCAAGGTGTAACTGCGGATCAACTGGCAAATGCTGCGGTTGGTCAAAACTTTGGTCAAGGTATTACGGCACAAGGTCAACAGTACAACCAAGCATTAGCAAAAGCCCAATTCCAAAATACAGCGCAACAACAGCAATTAGCGCAGGATTTGGCGTTGCGACAACAGCCAATCAATGAAGTCATTGGGTTAATGGGCGGTTCACAGATTCAATTGCCTCAATTCCAAGGTTATCAAGGCATGAGCGTAGCGCCAGCGCCTACCTTTGCGGGTACGCAAGCGCAAGGTCAAGCTGATATGACACGTTACGGTATTCAGCAATCAGGCGCTAATGCGGGTATTCAAGGTCTTGCATCGTTGGGTGGTATGGCGGCAATGTATTTCTAATGCTTGGATTAGCGTTCTCAGGTGGCAAAGATTCTTTAGCGTGTTGGTATTTATACCGTGAAAAGAATCCAGTTGTTTTTTGGGCAAATACTGGGAAGGCTTATCCTGAAACGATAAAGATTATTGAACAAGTAAAGGCAGAGGCGGTTGAGTTTATTGAAGTAAAGTCAGACCAAGAGCAGCAGATTAAGTTTTACGGTTATCCAAGTGATGTTGTGCCAGTTGACCATAGCCTTGAAGGTATGGTGTTTGCAGGCGATAAGCCAGTACGAGTACAGAGTTATTTAAATTGTTGTTGG